CTGTGCGATCCGTAAGCTGACTACGATACTTGTATTTAGATTCTAGTGTTGAACAAGTGCCAAGACCTGTAGCAACTTTGATTCCATCTTTATTAAGAATATGCATACAGATTTCGTAGGTCTTATGGCCTTTGTCGTCTGTATCAACAATAACATCGTTTGCTTCACAGATGGTACTCATGTTAAATACCATACGTAGCATCTCTGCACCTGATTTAAGCAACGTGGGTTTGTCTCCAGTTCCCGGAATCTTGCCGTAATGTACGTCTTCCTGCATTTGTGATTTAAGAACATCCTGAACAGTTGCTTTCATACTAATTACATCAGCAATTTGTCCTGCATGTTGTTGTACTGCTACACTTACTTCTTTTGTCATAATTCAAACTCTGGTTCGGATTTTTGTTTATTTACAAGTCTACGAGAAGGTTCACCTACCTTGGTGCATTCCTCATAGACTTCTGGATACAACTCTTTAACTTTCTTAGAGTCAAGAGTTGTCTTAGGCTTTACATACTTAAACGTATATAAAACATTACCACTTTGGTCTGTAACTTCATCGGCTTGTCCTAATTCTAGTTTAGCCTGAAATTTCAGTCTCTTGGAACGAGCCATTATCAAATCTGCCTGATTCTTTAACTGCTCTGCTTGTTTTAGTTTATCATCTATATGAGGTTTCATAATCATTGTTTTAAGATTATCTTTCTCATACGCACGTATTAAATCATCCTCACTTTCTGGTTCAGGTTTAATACCTTCTAAGACATTTTTACGCCAAAACTCTTCAGCTTTTGATAGAAATCTATCTATGTCGTCTTGAACTTCTTCACGATGTAAAGTTCTCCATACGACTTCACCATTGCATAAAGAGTAAATTCTCCAAGATGGAGCATTAGGAACTACTGCTAACGCACAAATACCTTGCCAATAAAAGTATCTGGGAACGTAGTATTCCTCCCATGCTTTATAGGAGAATCCTGATTGGAATTTGATTTCTGCGATTTCTAAGCCGATTCGTCCGTCTAAATGACCATAAATGAATGGCTTATCGTCAATGAGGATGTCTTTGTTCCAGTAAGTCTTGCCATCTTTTCTGATTTTATGGTCTTCAAACTGGAATCCACGCTGTTCCATCAATTTGGGGATGTTTCTTAGAATCGTTTCTTCTAATTCTGTACCCCAAAATGCTCTCTCAATAAATTCGTCTGATTTTTCTATTTGAAGTGTCTTTTCCTCCCATAACTGGAATGTGGTTCTATAACCTTCACCCATTAGGGAGGATGCATCGGATGTACCAATACCTGTTGATCTTGATTCGGTATCATGTGGTGCGAATGTTGTCATGGCATAGTTTTTCTTTTAATTCGTGTTTGCGTTTCTTCAGTAGTTCCATACATAGTCCTACGATTGCCGAGTTCTGCCTTTTACCTGCCAAAACTTGGGAAACATAGGGCTGTGTCATTTTTAGTTGATCACTAATTGACTGCATTCTTACGCCAAAGAATCTGCATTCTTCTCGTAGATTTTTGAAATGTCGTTCCATGATATTCTCGTTTAAGGGGTTGACAAAACACTAAGTAATGTTATAATACCTAGCAAGTAATGTCAACCACCTCAACGGAGAACCTATGTTAAAATGGTTTATCAGAAGTCTGTTCGACTTCGGGATGTTTATGTTCAGGAAGTACCTCTACAACATGATCTTCAGGAATCGGTTTGCCGTGTAATATTTTGTTGGCTAACTTTTCCATCATATTGGACTCTTTTAAAGCCTTGTAAATGATGCTTTGTTCCATAGAGTCGAGAATAACGTATTCCTGCCTCACGCAAC